CATCAAACGAGTCTGTTGTGCTTGATTGTACTGTAAAGGTTTTTCCACCTTCTACTATTAGTGGTTGGGTTAATAATTCTCTGGTTGTATTGGCATCTAAAGCTGCAGATTTTATAGCTGTAATACTGTTGTTTGTAACAGTAACTGTAGGTGTGCCAGCCGATGTAACTAAGATAGATTTAATAACTATAGTTTCATTAACTGCAGGAACACTAGATCCTAAGGGTGACAGTGCACTTCCTGTTGTACTATTATCTATACCTACAAATTTATATTGGTTTACTACTGCCATTAATCTAAAAAGAAGCTTCTAGCTTCTATCTCCTGTTTTAATTCTTCTTGAAATGTAGTGTTTAATTTTTCTAACACTGCATCTAAATCTCGCACAAGTGATTGTGCTACGTCTTCTTCATATTCTGAACTTGCTCTAGTTAGTGATTGTACTATCTTTGCCATTATGTATATAATTTATTTATCATTTCTAAAATTGCTGGATCTAATTCACCTTGTTTATCTTGTCGATATGGATTTTTTACTCTAAACCTTTGTAAAAAATCTGGATTATTTACTAGTGTTGTAATACCTTCTTCTTCAACAAATGTTGGAGCAGTATATTGATTTGTTGTAGCATATGAATCTCTACCACTATCAGGTCCTTCTGGATCTCCAAAATCATATTCAACCGGACCGGCAATGTTTAACATATTATATCCCGGCGTATTTAAATTCCCATACTCAGTAGCTTTAGGACCAGTAAATTTATTAACTAAACCTGTAAGTCCTCTTATGCCTGCACCAATTAATCCACCACTTGTTATATAATTTCCTATTCCTTCACCTATTTTTGAAATAAAACTTGGTCCTTGTAAATTTTGATTCATTACGTTTCTACCATATTGAGAAAATTGACCAACTTTACTTCTATCTACTGGAGCAGGAGGTCCATACGAAGTAGGTCCTGTGTATCCTGTATCAGTATGTGGACTGTGTTGAGGAGGTCCACCATTATTATTGCTTGTATTTGTATTACTAGAAGGATCTCCATAATCACTTCCTCCCCAATCAGACCCACGATATCCGGGTCTTGAACCATCCATAGTTTTAGCAACTCTTTGACCAAGAGCATACATCTGTCTAGCTTGTTGTAATCTTGTAATTGACATTATCGTCTTCCTCCAGCTTGTATATCTAGCCTAAAAGTCCCTAACTTCCAAGTAGTATCCACTGCAGTATTTGATATGGTTAATGCAATTGCTCTAGCTCTTGCACGTGTATCTACTTTACTTGTACTTGTTGTAACAGTAAATGGTCCAAGGGATGAGCTTGCCGATGCATTATTAGGATAGTTTCTTAAATCTAATTGTACAATAGCGTTTCCTTGTTGAGTAATAAAGTCAGGTATAATTCTACTGACTCTCATAATGTTTTCACCATCACCTCTAAGGTCAGCCATATTAGTTGCTGCTCCTCTTACAACTTTTTGTGTAATATCATAATCTCCAGAAGTAATATTAGCAGGAATAGCTGTCGTAACTCCTGCTTTAACTTGATTAACTCCTGTTTCATGTTCATAGTAATATGAAACTCCTTCTGTATTTCCTGTTACATCAAAAGATGTATTTGTATCAGCGTCATATTGAGTGGCATGTGGTAATCCAAATACAGAAGAATCCTGCCAAGTAGTTCTAGGAGATAAAGCATTTGCATTAGTAAACCAAATAGGTCGTTTGGCTGTTGAATCTAAATAGCTGTAGGTAACGGATCTTGTGTTTACATTAGAGTTCGCCTCTGGATAAAACCATGTAACTTCTCCGAACAAGTTATTAATTCCAGCATAAACCATTTGATTAGATGTTGTGTTTAAACTGTCATAAACATAGTCTTCTACTAAACAGTCCATAGATTCTAGTTTACCAGTGTATCTAAAGAAACCATTATCAGACATCCAGTAAGCAGCACCATCAACTTCAACCGCTGCATTTTTACCTATCAATCCACAGTTAGTTCCAACTTGTTCATAAGCAAATGTGAAAGGAGTTCCAACAAATCTCATAGTAAATAAAGAAGTATCAGTCCATACATAAATTGCATTTCTACCAAGCTCAGCTCCCATGATCCGTGATCCGGCGGCCAGTCTTTGTGTACCAGCACTATTTTCTGCGGTAGGTGTATAAGTATTTATATCTTCCTGAGAAGAGAATCTAATAAACATATCATCTTGTGTAGATGTGTCTCCAATAGTTGTTTCAGTACCAAAGAAAACTAAGTGACGATCGGGAGTAGATACTAACATATCTCTAGATGCAGTTGGTGCACCAGAAATAATTGTAGCTCGTGTAGTTGTAGCATTAACTGCATCAGAATCCCATTCAAAACATGCACCATTAAATATTAAAGCAATAAGTGTACTTCCTAAATTATCAATAGCCCATAATCCTGGTTCTGCAACTTTATCAGTAGTGGCTGCTGCTGAACCCCATCCTGAATAATCGCTGTAATTAGTAACTGTAGCTCCATTACTGTGAGTAGCGTTTGTTGTTCCTCTAACATTTCTAGTAATTCCAGTGAATGTAGTTGAGGTTAATCCTGTGTAAGATATTTCTTCATTATCTACTTTAATATAATTTGTTCCTGAAGATGGAAAACCTGTTGTACTTGCAACAGTAATTGTAGTTCCAGATCCACCAGTCCCATATGCATTAGCACTTAATGATCCATTTAGAGTTGTCGTTTGTGGACTAATTGCTGCTCCACCAAATTGAGAAATGCCCCACCCATATACTCCAACCTGATCAGGTGGCCCTACATGATAGTATTGATAATAAGTTATACCGCCAGATGTACTTGCTCCAGCTCCTCCTTCATTACCGTCCATTGTAATGGTAACAGTTGTAGCTGTTACACTGGTTATCATAAATTTTTTATCACAAAAATCTGACGCACCAAAATTAGATCCTGTAATTGTACTAAAAGTACTTGTATCTCCAAATAAGATTATGTCGCCTGCTTCAAAGGTGTGGGTACCAGAGAAAGTTATAGTAACAGTCGGTTGTCCATTAGTTGTGCTAAATGCATTAGTAAGGGCTGTACCCGATGGATTAACTAAAGGGTGAATGTCATAATATACATCCCCTGTATAAGCATATAAAATTCTGTTAGTGCCGATAAGAGAGTATTTAATCCCTGATTTGTTGACCATGTGATGCAAACCCCTAGCTGCACCAGTCAATTTACTGCTACCTAATTGCGACCAGCCACCGACTTTTTCAGGTGTACCATATCTAAAACGTACATTCTCACCGCCTGTCCATTGAGACTCAGCTCCTGTTGATGTAACTTGTTTATTAAACCCTGGTAGAAATCCTAATTTTTGTAACATTTTATTGTTTTAATACCCATTTTTTATTTTGTAAAACTTTTTTATAGCCTCTGGCTAAATTGCAAGAAAATATTATTCTATCTTGGTTAGATTTATTGGGTTCGCTAGAGTGCAATAAATCAGAATTAAATAAAACCATATCATCTTCTTCGATTTTTATCAATTTATTGTTTAAAATCAAATTTCCAGAATTAATAGGTTTTTGAATATAAAAAACCCCTGATCTAAGGGTGCCCCCTAAATCAAATTTAGCATGAGAGTGCGGCTTTACATAACCGTTAGGTCCATAAATATTAAACCAAAAATCTAATATACTAAATTCAGGACCAGCCGTTTTTAAAAAACCATCTAGGACAGGGTGAAATTCTTTGTCCTTAGAATAATCATATGACGTATCATAAGACGAGACTCCATTTTGAACTGCGGAATAACTCGACGATTTTATACTTTTAATTTTGTTTAAGATCGCTTGTTTGTTTTGAAGTTTGAGTTTTACTTTTATCATTGTATACAAATAATCTATGGTACTCTTCAAAAGGATAACAAAAGCTAGCTTTTATATCCCAATCATGTTGTCTATCATTTAAAAATTGTATTTGTTTTCCCCAATTTTCTTTTAACTCTGCAAAGTCATTAGAGTATGTTCCATACCTTAAAGCAAATTCATCAGTTGCAGGGTATCTCATTCCTGTTCCAATACATGCTGAGCCACCCTCTGATGTTGGAAAAAAGAAATCTCTAAAAGACCACACAGCTGCATCTTGAAAACAGCTAGATACTTTCTTATTATAAAAGTCTAGTTTGTAATCTTTGTTTAAAATATATCTCCAATACTCTGTATCATTTCTAGAAGTTAAAGAATAATGCATTGCAACAAATTCAGCGAAGTATCTAAACTGATCTTTAACAGCTATATTATATTGATCTTTCATAAACGTAGAAACATTATCTCTGTCTTTTAAAACTCTAACTAATTTTGATAAAAAATCATGAATAGATAAAAGACCATTACTTTCTAGTGGTTCTATAAAACAAGCAGATAAACCTATAGCACAAACGTTTTTTACAAAATGTCTATTGTAAGTTCCCACCTTTGTTTTAATATTTCTAAACTCTAAGTCATCTCTACCTAAATGTTTTTTAAATTCTTTTAAAGCATCTTCGTCAGAAACAAACTTATCTGAATAAACATATCCAGTTCCCATTCTATTCCATAACGGTATCTCCCAAACCCAACCATTTTCTATGGCTGTACAGTTTGTATAGTTTTTCATTTCTTTAACTTTATCAGTATATGGTTTTCTTGCAGCCCATGCTGAATTATTAATTAATATATCTTCATAACTTTCAAAAGGTTCTTTTAAAGCTTCGCCTAATAACAAAGATTTAAAACCGGTACAGTCAATAAATAAATCAGCTGTTATTTTTCCATGTTCTTTAGTTTGTAAATATTCAATACCATCTTGATTTGTTTTAATATCAACAACAGTGTCTTCTATTAATGTGCCTTTTAAATCTTTACTAAATTTATTTAATAGCCACTTACCAAACTCCGATGCATCAACTTGATAAGAAGTATCTTGTTGAAAATTAAAAGTTGATAACTCTATTTTTTTACCCATGTCTGGAGAGGGTATCGTATTAGCATTAACTAAAGACATTATTGGAAAATAAGTTTCAGCAAAATTACTATGGGGTGTATCTGGATGTAGAATTTTTTTAAACTGCCAATCATTAAAACCAGCTATTGTATTATCTAAGGCAGGTTTACCAAAAGGATAATGAAACCCTCCATCTCCTTTTTTAAAAAAATCTTGAAACCTAATACTAATTTTGTAAACAGAATTACAATCTTTCATCCAAGACTCATCCTGTAAACCAACCAATGCTAACCATTGATTAAAATGACCTAATAAACTTTCTCCAACTCCTATGATTGGTATGTCTTTACTTTTTATAGTTACAATTTCTTTTTCAGGAAATAATTTTTTAAGTGTGTAAGAAGCCATTCCGCCTGCAGAACCACCGCCAACTATAACTATTTTTTTCATAATATTAATTCGTTATCTATAGTACCTATCTTACCTTTCGGTATAAAATTAAATGCGATAGAATATCTTATGCCTTTATTATTTTTTGTTATTTTATGGTATAGCATACTTGGAAATAATAACAACATACCTGGTTTAGGTGTAAAATAATAGCTTTGACTATTATAGATATTGCTTTTAACTAAAGGCACAGAAAAATGAGGCTTATTAAAATTTTCAAAACAAATATCACTCATACCTTCTTGCAAATAAAGTACACCACTAACTAATGAATTTGAATGATTATGAAATTCAGATTCTTGATTTAAATTTGTTTTAGTTGCCCAAGAATTATACATCTCTACATCACATGAATACTGCATGTACTCGTTGTATGTTTCAAAACAATCTATTATTTTATTTTTTAAATCTTTGAATTTGTTTTCATTTAATATTTTATTGTTTGAACTAATAGAAGAATTATTAGAATTATGTATGTTAGTTTCTTCATAAGATTCTTTTTCTAACTCACTTATATATTTTTTATAATCAGCTTCTATTTCAAATACAGATACGTTAGAGGCGAATAATGGGTATAGATGATGTTTCATTATATGTAGTTAAAATTTAACACTATCCTTCTTTTAGTGTCAGTAGATGTAGTACCACTGTGTTTAGTATTTAAATTAAAAGTAACCATTCTATTTTCTACAGAATCAACTTTGCCATCTTCAAATAAAGTATACCCATTGTTTGTATTTAAATAATAGACTGATGTTTTTGCATCTTTTAATTCCTCATGGTGATAATAGTCAACGTGATAGCCATGCTCAATAATTTTTTTAGTATGAGTTAATAAATTAGCTTTAATTTTTATTATTGCTCCTGCTTTTAACTTTCTTAATATAGGATATAAGATATCAAAATACTCACTTCTTGGTTGTAGATCCATATAGAAGACATGGGTAAACTGATAATCATTTATATTTTTATCAGAATCTAAGTCATTGACTCCGTGTTGAAAATACCAAGGAAAGTTTTTAGATAACAATAAATCTTGTATTTTTAAAAACTCTTCTTTATCTAAAAAATTATCAATTATTTTTTTATGCATCTTGGCAATCCTAAATGTTTTCTTCCATCAAATATGTTCTTCATATCTTCAGGGTTATCTGCGTATCCATAGTGTAAAAATAATTGTCCACATTTTTTACCTTTAAATTTTTCTCTCCAATGTAAACATTTGACACCATCATAAATAAGTACATCTCCTGGTTTTAAATCTATTTGAACTTCATTTGTTTCAAAATCTTTAACAAAAATATTCCATGGATCTCCTCCTAAACATAAGGTGCCAGATAATCCACACGAAGGTCTATCTAAATGTTTGGTTAGAACATCTCCTTTTTTATATAATCTAGCATAAGAATAATTTGGAATTGTTTCCCGTTTACTTATTTGATTAAATAAAGGAATAAATTTATGCAGAAAGATATCATTAAGGGGATCTCCGTATATGTTCCATGTTCCAGGAACTAAGAGATCTTCATAATGACCAAATAATTCATCCTTAGTTTTTATCTCTCCATCATCAATTAATGTTTGTTGTACTTTTTGTTTTAGTTGAAGATAGTCATAAATTAAATCAGCGGTAAAAGGGTCAACAGCTTCTCTATATACCTCATATCCTTTTTTAATTAAACTCATGTAAACCTAGGTCCTGTAAAAAAATAAGTTAAACTTCTTCTCTCACCTTGTGTGATTGGTTTTATCCTGTGATATAAATGTGATTTAAATAATATAATATCTCCTGATTCTGTAAAGTTAGGATCATGATCTTCAGGCGAGGGTTTATAAAACTCAAACTCTCCACCTTTATATTTCTTATTTGATATGTTTAAAATTAAAGATAGCTTAACATCATGGTATCTACTAAAGTTATCATCAAAATGAAAACCAAACTCAGCTTTATTTTTTGATGCATATGTATTAAACAATAATACTTCATTATCTAATACAGGATAAAGATTATATCCAAAGGAGTCTTTGTTAGCTAATAAAGCACCATGAATAATATTTTGTATCAAATGTTTAATATCTTTAAAATACACATGTTTTACTTTAGATGTCTTTACGTTTGTACCTTTATAGCCATCTTCTCCTTCAAAAGAATGTTGGTCTAAAACCTCGTTTATTTTTATAATATCGTCTTCAGGTATTGTTTTTTTCCAGGCCCAATAATCGTATTTCATTATATAAACGGATACCCATTATGCCATATGACTAATGAGTATCTAACTCCTTTCGTAACTGGTTTAACTCTATGCCAAGTAAAACTAGGAAATACAAGCATAGATCCAATTGATGTTAATTCTTTTACTTGAATAATTTTTCTTTTTTTATGTGGACCCTCTCTATTAAAATAGAACTCAAACTCTCCACCAGAATATTCTGATGGGTCATTTAATAATATTGTCGTAGATAATTTTCTTACTTTGTTATAACCGTTTCCTGGTTTTTGATTAGGTTCTGCAAACATATCTTTATGCCAACCATAATGTTGTCCTTCAGCATAAATAGTAAATTGACATTTTTCTGACCAATCCCAATGATAATTCCATTTAGCATTTCTATTGGCACTATCTACATAAGGATGTATTTCATCATATATCCATTGATCCTCTAACCAAACAACATTTGAATCTCTTGTTTTTTTTAAATCTTTTAAATCTTTTTTTAACATTTTCTTTCTTTCTTTTTGACCTGTAAGAGCAATCGTTTGTTTTTTTTCTAAAGCATGTTTAATTATTTTATCACAAAATTTTTTATTAAAATTGTTTTCAAAATACCAATACCCAAACTGTAATTCCATTATCTATACACAGTAAAGACTGCAACCCCTCTAGGTTCTTGCTCTTCATTTTTAGTTCTCATGTAAGTTAAATTACTATTGAAACAAAGAAATCTACCTGGTTTAATTGTAAAACGAAAAGTTTTATCTATGTCTGGTGGATCATCGTTTTCAATACGCACCTCTCCCGAACCATTTAAAAAATACATAACTACTGCCCCAGGTGATTTTTTTAAATCTAATCTATCATAATGATTTCTACGTAAAGAGGCATGTCCAGGCATGTCAACATTTCCAAAAAAAGTATGTCCTGCTAATTTACCAAAATGATTTGGATCTTCAGCTCTTAATTTTTCTGCAACATAACTTATAAGCCAAGTGTGATGTTTTAGGCTAGTTAATTTAATATCAGGACTATCTTCTTTCCAATATTTGTAGTCATCTAACATAGACTCTAAGATAACTTTATTATTTACACGAGAGGATTTTGGTAAAGTTCCCCAGTGGATACACGACTTCGACAGTATTATTTCTTCCATTCTAAGTTCAATATAACTTAGAAACTAGATTATTTCAAGTGTTATGCATTGTCCCAAGCAGAAGTGCTTGGATTCCAGATATGTGTTACGTTTCCTGTGACTGTATCGTCATCTGTGCAAATCCATCTTTGATTGCTTTCGTCCCAGATATAACCGTATTGAGTTGATACATCATTGCTATCTGGATCACTTTTTAAAACAGTAGGATAAGCTACAGGTGGTGTCCATTTTGCGTTTGATGTATTTAAAGTCCAACTAGTATATGGTTTTACTTCCATAAAAATATTATTGGCAGGATAGTAGTATCCGCCTATGCAAGCGTAGTTTCCTCTAAAAGGAGTTCCGCCTAACGCATGTGTATTGTAAATTGTATTGTAAGAAGTTTTTTTCCAATTTGTATATCCATGAACTTCAGTTAAATAAGCAACTCCAGTTGCTTCATCCTCAACTCCATCTTTTAATTCTTTGTTGTTGTCTACTGCAACAACATTGATTACTTTATTATTATCATCTAATTTTGCGTAGTGTGCCATAATTATGCTGTGTAAGTTCCATCTCCTGTAAAAGTATGGATCCTCGCTGCTCCTGAAGTTGTTACAGTTCCACCTGATGAAGCACCTGGTCCATCTGAATGTCTTAAAATTACAATTCCTGATCCACCAGATTTTCCTGATTGACCATTTCCAAAGCCTCCGCCTCCACCGCCTCCGGTGTTTGCCTGTGCAGCCGCATTTCCAGCTCCGCCGCCTCCTGAACCCGCTGGTCCATTTGGTGATGCTCCGCCGCCTCCTTGGCCGCCTCCGCCAGATCTTGTAACTGCCGATCCATTAATTTCTGAAGATCTTCCAGCGCCTCCCGGTCCTCCTCCCGGTCCGCCGCCTCCCGCAGCATTTGCTCCACCACC